CGGGCGTCTTTTTTTTCCGCTCATGTCTCAAAATACCCAGTGGAAGCACTGTGGAAGCAAGAGGGCGAGTAATTGCTCGCATCACTGCGTTGTTGCCGGCGGTAACTCTTTACGTCTCGCCGTCGATCAGCGAACGGCCTCATCTTTTGGCTTAATCGGGCCGATCAGAAATTTTATGAGCCGACTTTTGATTTCGGACGCGCGCTTAGAGGCTGCCTGTATTTCTCCGATCCTGGAAAATTTAATTGAAACCTCCAGCTTATTGCGAGGGACATGTCGATTGCCTAAGCCGGTCTCATCGATAAACCAGGTTCCATGCGCGATCGGTACTCTACATTCGTTGTTCAGTGCCATTGCCTGCTTCAATATTTCAGCGATCTCTTTCTTGTCGGCTTCCTCGCACTTCATCGTACGAACAAAGATTGCTTCGGTGACTTTGCAGAGTGCTAAAAAGTCATAAGGAGAGGTTACAATATCGAATTGTGCGTCCTCGCCAATTTCCTTGAGAGCTAGTGCGTCTCCCAGCGCATGACGAATGATGAATTCGAGCTGCGAAAACTCGAACATGAATTCGCCAATTGCCGAAAACAACGATGCAAGTTCGGCTTTTTCCTTTTCTACTGTTACTTCTTCCTTCACGACGTTCTCCGCCTCGCGGCCCAGATGACGCGGCCGACCATTTTCACCTCTTCGGGATCGCGTTCATAGGTGGGATATTCTGGGTTCACCGATTTGATTCCGATGCACGGCGGATCTATTCCCTTGTTCGACTGCTCACTTTCGGGTGTTGATCCTGTACGCTAGGTAGCGTATCAATTCGCTGATCCGCGAACAAGCGGATCGGCGCAAAGAGGGAAAACAAGATGGGACAGCCATGTCAGCCCAAGCCATGACATTCGGCCAGGCAATTGCAAAGGCACGCAAAGCCAAGGGGTTGAGTCAAAAGGAGCTCGCTGCACTGGTAATGAAGGACGAAGAAGGCGGAGCCATCTCGCCGCAGTACCTAAATGACATTGAGCATGATCGCCGAAGCCCGACGTCGGATCACCTAATCAAAAAGTTCGCTAAGATTCTGGGGGAAGACGAAGGATACCTTTTCGTCCTTGCCGGCAAAATCCCCGATGACCTACGCAAGAAGGCCAAGGATCGCGATCAAATCGTGGCAGGTTTCGCCAATTTCCGAAAAACACTCACGAAGTAGCGATGGGAGCTGCCATGGTGAAGATGGTACCGGACAAGACCGGCCGCTTTGCCGAACGGCCCCATTACGCTCCGGAGGATCTAGATCGTGAATGTGAGCGAATTGTCTCCACCTTCCTGCGCAAGAAGCGCGGGGCTGTGGAGTTCCCAATTCTAACCGAGGATCTTCACGTCCTGATCGAGCAAGCGGATGCATCCCTCGATGCCTACGCAGACCTTTCGGCGTACGGTAACGACGTCGAGGGAATGACGGAGTTTTTTTCGAATCGGAGCCCCAAGGTATCGATCTCCGAAAAGCTGGCAAACGACAAACGTCGGGAAAATCGCTTGCGGACAACGCTTTCCCACGAATTTGGTCACGTTCATTTCCATCGACACCTTTGGGCCGAGAAGTTTCTTTCGGGCCGACTGTTTGAGAGAGAAAGTCTTGAAAACAAGGCCATCTGCAAGCGGGATACGATTCTCAACGCGAGCCAATACGACTGGATGGAATGGCAGGCCGGCTACATCAGCGGCTCGGTGCTGATGCCAGTAACCCTCGTGCGCCGATTCGTGGCGGAATACTCTCAACCGCGCGGTCTTCATGCGACGATCTACCAGGGTTCTGAACACGGGCGCACGCTTATTGCCGGAGTTGTGGAGCGATTCGCTGTTTCCGAGGAAGCAGCCCGGATTCGCCTGTTGAAACTGAACCTTTTGGCATCCTCCAATAAGCAGCCATCGCTGTTCGGCTAGGAAAACTCGCATATTCGCGGATGTGCGTACTTTTTCGATTGACTCCGCTCAGCTTCGAGATACGCTAATCCGCAGATCGCCAGAATCCGCTGGCTGAACCTGCGAGGATTAGATATGGCTTCGGTGACCAGCTTCATCCGCAACACCCCAGTTGCGTCGCTTAGGGCCTATTTCGACAAGACTGGCATCCCGCTCGTCCCCCCGGTTAACTGGAATGCGCCCGAGCCCGATGTTGTTCGACCCCTTCTTCAGGCGGTCGATGAGATGGACGACCTCGCTCGGTCGCGCGTCATGAGTGATGCTGAACGGGTCACGGAAATTGCCGACGAAGCGGGACAGGCGGCGATCTACAGCATCTCTCAGGCTCCCGAACGGCTTGACGAACTTCAGAACGCCCATGATCGCTCGCTCTGGGTCTTTCTCCACGACGCTGCCGGTTTCCGACGTGCCGAGGAGGTGCGCTACACCGACGAACACCGCCGCGGGCGTAAGTGGGATGGCTTCATCGGCCAACCAAATTTGATACTGCGGCGGGATCAAGTCGCCGTCGACGCGTTCAAGATCGCAATCCGCGAAAGATTTCAGTCGAACAACGTCCACATTGACATCTTCGATCGGCAGCGCCCGTCCTTTGACGATACTAAATTCTCGTTGGTACAGGTCACCATCTATCGCGAGGGCCGCCTCGATACGCGGCCGGAATTTGTCAACGGGCAACTCGACCGCCGGCCTTGGCATCCGGTTTTTGAGGCGTCTATCACCTACGAGTGCGCGAGCGGTGTCATCGAGGTTGTCGCCAACGACCGCGAGAGCCGCGAGGATCTCGTCCGGCTGTTCGCTCGCGATCTTCTAGCCACGGAATTCCACCAGCAGCGGTTACCCCTAAGGCAATTCGATTTGCGTATTCTTCAGCATCCGTTCGGTTTTCCTACCGAACCGAAGGACGGAATCGAGTTCGTCCGCGTCAACTCTCTCCGGCTGATGCCTGTCGACACTGTGGGAGAGCGCGTAACCCTCGAATGCATGCGGCAGGCGACACAGACCATTTGGCAGATGGCCCAGGAGCGATTCAGCGCCAACAGTCCGCTCGCGGGTGGATGGATTGTGACGCAGGCCAAGTTGACCATCCGTTTCCATCGCGATGCAGGATCACGTAGCGGCAGGACTTTACCGTTGACCATCACGATGCCGGCCGGATGCGATCTGAAAGACCGCACAGAACGCGAGCGCATGATCGGCGAGAAATATCTAGGCCGTTGGGGCATTGTCCGGAATGTCTGACGCGAAAGTACGGCTTAGCCAAGCGGCGGTCGATCTGCTGGTCGTCATCGCAGAGACACCGGACCTGGTGATCTCTGGAATTGCTCTGACCGACTATCACGCGGATGCCGGGGCAGAGCTAATTGCCGCTGGCGCACTGCAGCCAGATGGATTCGAGCCCGTTGCGGTTTCGCAGGCGGACCACGACGACACCATGGTGTCTGTGGTTTGGGATGGGGAGAAGCGAAGGCACGGTTATTTCAGCCCGGCCGTCGGCATGGTCGACGTCGACGATCGTGCTCTCTGCCGGTTTCGCCTGCGGCCATCCTGGCTTCTAGGCTGGCTTGCCGGCGAGCTTGGCTTCTCGGGCGTGACGCGACCTGTCGAGCTCGTACCCGATCGTCTATGGGATCTTGGCGATATCTGGCTTGGAGATCGAAAATCCGAGCGGAGGCGGACAGCGATCTATTTCGGCAGACGTATCGCAGAACCGGGCGCCATGCTGCGTGCCCGCAACGCGCTGCAGTCTCGGGCAGGTCGGCCACCGGGCATTATCCTGTTGTCCTCACCGGCCGTGATGGCTGAGGACGTGGCCTTGACGGCGGTGCCGATACTGATGCCGCTCGCAATGTGCGCAAAAGCCGGTGCTGCCGCGTTTGCTCTTGATCTGGCGATTATCCGCACCGCCGCGCACCGCATGAAACCCACCCAACCCCATTCCCCAGTGCAGGTTGATGCTGAATTTCGCACAGTGCGTGTCGGAGATCGCGAGTTTCGGTTTGGCGGCGATAAGCAGCGGCAGGTGGTCAAGTATCTTCATGGGACCTGGGATAGCGGGAAAGGGCGCGTCAGCGCCGCGCAGATGTTCAGCGATCTGGAGTTTTCCGAGACCACACGCTTGCGCGACCTTTTCAAGGGGAATCCTGATTGGAAGGACCTGATCGGATATGAGAATGGGGCGTGCTGGTTGAGATGCGACGAGCTGCTTGTCCTAGAGTAAGTCAGCTCGCGTTAACTGCCGCTTCGATTGCCGCCAGTCGCGCCAGCACCCAGTCGAACGGCGGGGCATCACCCAGAATCATGCCCTGCATCGCCGCGTAGTCTTTCTCAATCTCTCGGCGCAGCTCCGTCTGGGGCACAATGCGCAACGAGCCTGGAACGGCCTCCTCGAATTTTTTCCACGCCTGTCTAAAGGCAAGAATGTTGTGTTCTCGAACGGCTGTCGCGAGAGCTTGATTCGCGAGCGCTGTTTTGCCGATCGCTGTATCGCTGATCATCGCGACGTCATAGTAGTGTCGCGAAATCCGATCGCGGTCTGAAGGCAGGCGTCCTGCATCTCGAAACCCGCAATGTGCGCCATGCAGGATTAGAAGCTTCTCCCAGTATGTTCTGTCCGGATCAATCGTCGTGATGCCGGTTATCTCGAGCTTCCAATCGGACAGCTCGTCGGCGATGAAGGGGCTTACTTTTCTTGTGGCGTGCGGATCGAGAGCCGAACGCGCCCCGCCTTCAATTTTCACGCGCGGTGAGACGTAGCTGGTGGCTGCATCATCAATCACGCTTGGGTATTCGACCAGCAACGTCTGTCGTTCCGGGTCGGCATCGTCTACGACGATTTTGCAATTAATGCCTGCTGAGCGAAGCGCTTCATCGACGGCATCACGAAGATCGCCTTGAATGTATGCGCTACATGCAGCGCGCAGTTCGTCAAAGAGTGCTTCACGTTTCTTACCACTTAGGTTTGTGTTTGGGTTTGCTGGATCGCGCGCACCGATGAAACCGAGGTCTTCACGGAAGACAACTATGTCTATGTCTTCTGAAAAACGCTTGATCAAACTGAAGGCCTTGGAAAGCGAGGTACCGCCTTTGAAAAGCAACTTCGGGTGCCCTGCCGGAAGGCCGTTGTAAAGCGCGTCCAGGACGAGACAGACCCAGAAGTCTTTCTCAACGTAGGACGGAATCGTACCCAAGCGCTGGGCTGCTGCAGTGAATATGTCGGCTCGTTCGGTTGACGACAATCGAAGGAATCGTTCAAACGCCGTATTCACGCCGCAGCACTGGCGCGGTCAGCGATCTTATTGGCTGTTGAGACTGCCCAATCCGGAAGCGTGCGGGTTCCCTTGAGGAGGTCGCGCTTCACTGCATCCGGCAGACGTTTCTGCAAGATTGCCACGGTCTGAGGATCATTGATGGCACCAGCGCCAAGCCAGTGTAGTGCCTGCACGACCGAAGCCGCCGGCCGCCCGGCCCAGTTCATGATGCTCGGCGGTGCATGTCGCAGCCCGATGCTCCAGCCACCGACCTTGAGCGTTCGGCTAGTGCCATCCGTCACATAATTCGCTTTGGCGGGCACTGCGTTGGTGAGGCCAAGTCTGTTCGCTGCGACGATGCCGTCGGGCATGACCCGGATGTTGTCGCGGCGCGCGACTGCGGCGACGGCCGCGTCGAGATTGGCTGGTACGGCGCGGTTCATGGCACGGCTGACTCGCGGCAAATCGTACAGCCCCCGTCCGACCCGGCGGAGCTGGCTGGCCTTGACCAGGCGCGACAACGCCTGATCGACCGCCGCTCGGCTGCCGATGTCGGAAAAATCCTTTGGTGTGCATACCCATTTTCCCTTACCATGGGCTCGCACTCGCCTGATGAGTTTGTCTGCAATTCTAGTCACTTAGGTAGCCTTTTCGGTATTTTATCGTCAGATATATAGCATTTTCTTCTGACAAAAGCAATTCCTCCCTTAACGCCCCCCTTTGGCCTCCCCGGCTCCTCCCCGCACGTCCCCCAAGCTCTCCGCAGGTTTTCGACGCTGACCGAAGGAGAGCGAGATGTCCGTCAATCACTTGAACCAGATCGAACTTTCACGCCGCTGGACTATTTCCCCGCGCACCCTTGAGCGTTGGCGCTGGCTCGGCCAGGGACCGCGCTACCTGAAAATCGGCGGTCGGGTCGTATATCGCCTCGACGATGTTGAGACATACGAAGCGCAACAAGCGCGCACGAGCACTTCAAATGTTCCCGAGGCCTCGTCCCATACGAGCCGTGTCTAAAGTCAGAGCGGCAGATTTTGATGATGACCGACGGAGTAGGCGCCAGCCAGCCTGTTGACCCGAACCCCGCAATGATCGGGACCTTCGTGAAGGTCCTGTTCGATTACTGCGAGGGCTGGGTCGCGGTACGCGAATTTCCTGAAAAGGGCGGTGCACCCCAAGCGCCGAAAACTCCGTTTCTCGCTACCGATTCTGATCTTGCGGACAGGCTCGCGTCCGAGGCGGACGCCGCCGCCGAGAAGGGACTGGCCCTTTATGTCGTCGCCGGCACGGTGTCGGCGCCCGGCAAGGCAAAGGCCGGAGACGTGGTCGCCATGCAGGTGGTCCTGGTCGACCTCGACCATGGCGACATCACGAAAAAGCGCGAGCACCTCGTCCATCATCTCGGCTCACCGTCTCTTGAGGTCGCGTCCGGCGGCATAACGGCCGAGGGCCAGCGTAAACTCCACCTCTATTGGAAACTGACCGAGCCAGCCCGAGGTGATGACATCGCCTCGGTTTGCCGCCTGAGGGGTGTGATCGCTGCCAAGGTTGGCGGCGACCCTTCGTTTCGTTCGGCACATCAGCCGATCCGTGTCGCGGGATCCGTCTACCGTAAAGGGGGAGTTGAACGCCTCGCCACCATCCTCGCCGAGAATCCAGCCGAGTACGATCTCGCTGAGCTGACCGAAATCGTCACGGCGATGCCCGCGCTCGAAGGCGAGGCCACATCCGACTCCGTCCCCAATAATGGAAGCGTGCCCAAGGGCACGGTCACCGAACTCTTCGGTCAACGTATCCGAGAAAACGGCGTCGATGGCACGACTCGCTTCGAAGCCTTGAGCCGAATTATCGGTTACTGGATTCGCCGGTGCCGCGATGGGCAGGTGACGCGAGAGAAGGCTTGGGAGGAGATCGTTGCCTACAACGAGGCGCGTATTGAACCGCCCTGGCCGCTCGATCGACTGACGCACGAAGCCGAGCAGCTGTGGCTTCGGGATACGAAACAAAACAGCGATGCCAGCGGAGGCCTTGGTGACACGGCCGGCGGGGATAGTGGCGGCGAGTCCGTCCCAGCGAAATTCACCGAAGATGCGATCGCGCTCGAGTTCACCCTTCGCTTTGGGGCCGACTGGTCATATGTGGCCGCCTGGGGACAGTGGCTCGCATGGTCAGGCGCGCGGTGGGAACGTGAGACGACGCTGCGCGCCTTCGATCTCGCGCGCCTCGTCTGTCGCGATTCGGCGGCGCCGTGTCCCAAGCCAAGCGTCAAAGCCAGACTTTCAAGCGCGAGCACCGTAGCGGCGGTGGAGCGGCTTGCCCGCGCCGATCGACGGCACGCGGCCGAAAGCGATAAGTGGGATCGCGACCCGTGGCTTCTCAATGCGCCTGGAGGCATCGTCGATCTTCGCACCGGCGAACTGCTGGCCCACGACCGGGACCTCGCCATGACCAAGATGGCAACCGCGAGCCCAAATGGCGACTGCCCCACCTGGCGACAATTCCTGGAGACCGTTACCGCCGGCGATGCCGAGCTGCAGGCGTATATCCGCCGTGTCGTTGGCTACTCGCTCACCGGCGTTACGACCGAGCACGCGCTGTTTTTCCTCTATGGCACGGGCGCCAACGGAAAGTCGGTCTTCGTCAACGTGGTTTCGACGGTTCTTGGCGACTATGCGACCACAGCTCCGATCGACATGTTCATGGCGACGACGGGGGAGCGACACCCAACCGATATGGCAGGTCTGCGCGGTGCGCGCCTGGTTGCCGCAGTCGAAACTGAGCAGGGACGCCGCTGGGCAGAGAGCAAGCTCAAGGCGCTAACCGGCGGCGACAAGATCACCGCGCGCTTCATGCGGCAGGATTTTTTCGAGTTCACGCCCCAATTCAAGCTTGTCATCGCCGGCAACCATAAGCCCGCCATCCGCAACATCGACGAGGCCATGCGTCGGCGCTTGCACATGATCCCTTTCACCGTGACCATTCCCCCGGCCCAACGCGACCAGACCCTGACCGACCGCCTGCTGGCAGAGCGGGACGGCATTCTCGCCTGGGCGGTTGAGGGTTGCCTCGAATGGCAGCGCGTCGGTCTCAACCCGCCTCGTGCCGTGCTCGCGGCGACCGAGGAATATTTCGACGACGAGGACGCGATCGGCCGGTGGATCTCGGAGGCATGCGTCAAGGGCCCGTCCTACACGGAGTTGGTTTCGACGCTCTTCAATGCTTGGAAAACCGCGGCGGAGGCGACTGGCGAGCATTTCGGCTCGATCCGTAGCTTCTCGCAGAACCTCGCGGCGCGCGGCTTCGAGAAATGGCGCGAGCCGGTGAGTACCAAGCGGGGGTACCGGGGCATTGCTCTCAAGTCGGGCAGTCAATCGACCCCCGACATGGGAGTTTGACTATGACAAAGCGCGCAGGATTGCGAAGGACTGAGCCCCTGACAGATCTGACAGATAGATCGGTTATAGGCGTCACGCGCGCGCGCGCACACACGCAAACGGTGAAACCGAAATCATCCGTCAGATCTGTCAGGGCCCCGCAACTCTCGGGCGCAAGGGGGGAGAAGCTGCTGCGCGAGGCAGCTTCCGTATTCGCCAACCGGTGTAAGCAGTATGGCGCGCCAAGTGCATTCTTCGAGGCTCTCGCCGAGCGCTGGTCGCTGACACTCGGGCACACGGTCTCACCGGCCGAGGTCGTGCTCTGCATGATCGATCTGAAGCTCGAGCGGCTCACGAACAATCCCGCGCACCAGGACTCGATTGTCGATATCGCCGGCTATGCCGCCGTGTTGCACGAGGTGACGCGATGAGATGGGCGCCGCGCGGCTATGGCGGAGAACGACGTCCGCCCGAACAGGTCAAGCGCGACGGCTGGCGCGAGCAGGGCGTGCTGGTGATTGCCATCAGCGACGATCGCCTCAACTGGCCCGAGCGCGAGATGGTCCGCCAATTGGGCGAGAAGCTCTACGGCGCTTCATACAGCCGCGCCGCGCCGACACAGATCAACACTCAGAAGGACAAAACATAATGACAAGAAAACGCAACCGCCCACGCAACAAGACCTCGATCGCCATCGTCCCGCGCGAGGAGCCTTACGTTCCCAAGCCCGGCCCCGGCCAGATATTCGTGCAGGAAGGCGAGCGTGAAAGCCGGCATTATCGCAACATCGCCAATCACCCGCTGGATCTAGCTCTCGAGCGCAAACAGATCACTCCCGAGCTGCACTCGGCCGGCAACACCTATCGCGCGATGTTCGAGAGGCTCGGCCGCTCCGGTATCGACGGCACCCAGATGATGCAGAGCGGCGGCGGCGGCGCTCAATCCGTCCCCTTCACCGACGCCCAGGTGGATGCCATCCGCGCCATGCAGCAGATCGAAAAAGTTATGCCGAAACGCTGCTACCGCATCGTGCGCAAGTTCTGTGGAGAGGGCTATGCGATGGCCGAGGCCGTGATGCAGGCCACGTCGTGCCATCCCAGCAACGTCAAATACCGCGTGATCGAGGCGCTCGAAGGGTTGGATGATGCGCTCGATAGTTTGCGGGTTCGGCGGGTGGGGTGAGAATGGCGCAAGTAATTCCGGATAACGATAAAGAATTGATTGGTGGTTCTGCGTAGCAGAGAGAAAGTCACGGTTCGCATTGCGAATGCGGAAGGCGTTTCGACTGTTGACAGTCTGACCAAACGCACCCTACTGATAGGCATTCTCGAAGAGTTGCGCCTCGCAGCCGAACTGGCTCGCGGGGCGATTTCATTTGGGGCGCGTGATGGCGAAGGTCCCGAGCGTCACATCGCGCATTGTCACCATCGACACCCGCTCGGCAGCACCGCCACCGAAGAGCGCAGAGCCTATCTACGCAACGCGCGAGTACGCTGAGTGGCGCAGCATGGTCATCAACCGGGCGCATGGCTACTGCCAGGATCCGGCGTGTAAGTACCCCAATCGCCACGGCATTCGTCTGTTCGCCGATCACGTCATCGAGTTGAAGGATGGCGGCGCGCCGTTCGATCCGAGCAATGGTCTTGCACGATGCGGCTCGTGCCACACGATCAAGACTGTTGCCGAACGCAACAAGCGGAGTGCTGGACGCTGCGCTCCTGAAGATGGGTGATAGCAGAGTGATGGGGGGTGGGGGTTTCCATACACCCTGCGCCTTTGCGCTCAACCGCCTTGGGTCCCATTCGGAGAATTTTTTTCGTCCGCCCACGCGCGCGCAGGCAGCGCCCCGTTGGCTGGCTTCGCGGGGGTGGAATGGCTAGGCCCATACTGAAACCCGCCCCGGTCGGCGCCCTGTGGCCTGCTGATGAGGTTAAGCGCCAGGCTGTCGCTGAGCTCGTTCCGTATGCCGGCAACGCGCGCACGCATTCCGACGCCCAAGTGGCGCAAGTCGCCGAGTCGATCAAAGCCTTCGGATTCACTGTGCCAGTGCTGATCGATCCGGCGGGGGGGATTATTGCCGGGCATTGCCGCGTCATGGCGGCCAAGCTGCTCGGCCTGGCTGACGTGCCGGTGATGGTGGCGAACGGCTGGACCGAGGCGCAGAAGCGCGCCTATGTAATCGCCGACAACAAGCTGGCTGCGAATGGCGGCTGGGACGATGCGCTCTTGCGCGCCGAGCTGGAGGCGCTACGCGGCGCCGACTTTGATCTCGGCCTGACAGGCTTCGATTCTTCTGAACTGGCTGGCATTTTCGACATGCGGCCGAACGGCTTTGCCGATCCCGACGACACGCCAGCGGCACCCGCTATTCCGGTCTCTGCGCTAGGCGACATGTGGATACTCGGTCGGCACCGACTGCTGTGCGGCGATGCTACGGTAGCTGCGGACGTCGAAAAATTGCTCGGGGGTGTGGAGCCGCACCTTATGGTCACGGACCCACCCTATGGGGTGAACTACGACCCGGCTTGGCGTGAGCGCGCCGGCATCGGCCACGGCGGAGCTGCAAAAGGCGTGGTCTTGAACGACGACCGCGCCGACTGGCGTGAAGCCTGGGCGCTGTTTCCCGGCGCTGTCGCCTATGTCTGGCATGGGGGACTGCATTCGGCGACGGTTGCGCAGTCGCTTATCGCGGAGAAGTTTCAGATCCGGGCGCAAATCATCTGGGTCAAAAGTCAATTGGTGATCAGCCGAAGCCACTACCACGGTCAGCACGAGCCGGCCTTCTACGTTGAGAGGGAAGGAACGCTCGACGACCATTGGCGCTTTGAGGAAGACCACGAGAACGTCATCTATTCAGTGCGCGCCGGCGAGCCTGCCGATTGGGGCGGCGGGCGCAAGCAATCGACGGTCTGGAAGATCGACAAGCCTCGCAAAAGTGAGACCGGCCATAGCACGCAGAAGCCTGTCGAATGCATGAAGCGTCCGATCGAGAATAATTCGAAGCCAGGCGACGCGGTGTATGAGCCGTTCTCGGGTAGCGGCACGACAATCATCGCCGGCGAAATGACGGGACGCAAAGTCTACGCAATCGAGTTGAGCCCGGCTTACGTCGACGTTGCCATTTCCCGCTGGCAGACCTTCACCGGCCTTGAGGCCACGCTAGACGGCGACGGCCGGACGTTTGCGGAAGTTTCATCTAAGCGCGTGCCTTGCGTTGAGCAGGCCGCCGAATAGCAGGCACCATGACAAACGAAACCAAGAAGCCGCGCGGCCGACCACCGCATGAGCCGACTGAGAAGCTGCGTCGCCAGGTCGAGATGATGGCGGCGTTCGGCAACACCGAAGATCAAATTTGCCAGATCATTGGCATCAGCGGTCCGACGTTGCGGCTGCATTATCGCAGCGAGTTGGACGTTGGCTTTGTCAAAGCGAACAACGCCGTGTCGATGAACTTGTTTCTTCAGGCGACGAAGGACGATGCGCGTTGCACGCAGGCGGCCATGTTCTGGTTGCGCTGCCGTGCCGGCTGGTCCGAATACATGCTGTTGCCGAAGCCCCCGGCAAAGGACTCGGCGCTCGGCAAGAAAGAACTGGCTGCGCTTGCTGCGCAGAACCCTGACACTGAGACTTCGATGGGCGAGCTGATGGCGCGGCGTGCCGGCATGCTCTCAAACTAATGAAATGGAATCTGTCTTGTCCTGACTGGCAAGACCGGATCCGAACTGGCAAGTCGCTTATTCCGACGCTTCCGCTGTTTCAGGCCGAAGCCGACCTGGCGGTGAAGTTCTACGACAATCTGCATCTGCCGGACGTTGTTGGCTTCCCGACCATGCGAGAGGCGTCGGGCGATTGGTTTCGCGACATTGTCCGCACGCTATTTGGCGCACGCGATCCGGCAACAAACTCGCGTTACGTCGAAGAGATATTCGCGCTCGTCGCCAAGAAGAATTCAAAGACGACGAACGGCGCCGCGTTGATGTTGACGGCGATGCTGATGAACACAAGGCCGCGGGCGGAATTTCTGTTCGTCGCGCCGACGCAGGCAATTTCGGATCTGGCCTATAGCCAGGCCACAGGCATGATCGAGGCGGACGCCGAGCTGCGCAAGCGCTTCCAGATCCGTGAGCACATCAAGGAAATCAAGGACCGGTTCAACGGCGCGAAGCTGCGCATCAAGACGTTCGACCTCGACATTCTGACCGGGCCGCGGCCCGCCGGCGTGCTGCTCGACGAACTGCACCTTCTGGGCAAGAATTCGCATGCATCGAAAGTGCTGCGCCAGTTGCGCGGCGGCCGGCAGTCGATACCGGAAGGCTTCCTCGTCATTCTGACGACGCAGTCGGATGAACCGCCTTCGGGCGTATTCCGCGAAGAGTTGATGAACGCGCGCGCTGTGCGAGATGGACGGGCGGCGGGCATTGTCTTGCCGATCCTTTATGAATTCCCGGCTGAATTTACCGGCCAGGTGCGGCCCGGTCAGACTCCGGTTTGGTACGATCCCAAGCTCTGGCCGATGGTGATGCCGAACCTGGGCCGTTCGCTACGGCTCGAAAGCCTTATTCAGGACTTTGAGACAGAGAAATTGAAAGGCGATGCCGCCATTCGGGTGTGGGCCTCGCAGCATTTGAACATCGAGATTGGTGTCAGCCTGCAGTCCGATCGCTGGGCAGGCACCGACTATTGGGAAGGCGCCGTCGGCGAGACGCTTTCGTTCGATGCCATTTTGGAGCGCTGCGAGATCGCGGTGGTCGGCATCGATGGCGGCGGCCTGGACGACCTGCTCGGCATCGCCGTGCTGGGCCGTGAGAAGCAAACGCGCCGCTGGCTCCATTGGGGTCACGCTTGGGCCCATACCAGCGTCTTTGAACGACGCAAGGACATTGCGGCCACGCTGCACGACTTCGAGGCGGACGGCGATCTGACTGTCGTCGAACGCATCGGGGACGATGTTCAGGCAGTGGCTGACATCGTCGAACAACTTGAGAATGCGGGCCTACTGCCTGCAAAGATTGCAATCGGTGTCGACCAGGTCGGCATTAGCGAGATCGTCGATGAGCTTTGTATTCGCGGCATCGCGCCGGAGCGGGTCGGCGGCGTGCCGCAGGGCTGGAAACTGACCAACGCGATCAAGACGACAGAACGCAAACTCGCTGGCCATTCACTTGTGCACGGCGGTTCGCGGCTGATGGCATGGACGGTCGGCAACGCGAAGATCGAGGCGCGCGGCAACGCGGTGATCATAACCAAGCAGAACGCAGGCTCGGCCAAGATCGACCCGCTTATGGCCCTGTTCAACGCTGTCGTGGCGATGGGACAAAATCCTGAAGCCTCTGAGTCTATTTATGAATCGCGCGGTCTGCTTTTGGTCTGAAAGTGATGGCGATGACGCAGATCAAAAACGTTCTGCGCTTCCTTGCCGACCTGGCAATCGTTGGCGCACCGCCGCTGCTCCGTGACACATGCGGAATTGCAGGAGCCTGTCTTGTGGCATACGGCACATGGCGGATCTATGAGCCTGCAGGATTTATCACGGCCGGCGTGTTGCTGCTGGCAGGCGCGATTATTACAGGCCGGAGTGCCGCTTGATGCGCGGGATCTTTGGCCGCATCGCGGGCACGCCTGTTCAGCGTGCCAGCGCCGGTGTGCCGAGCTACGGCATGATCCCGCCGCTGGGCTCCATACCGTCAGCGTCCGGGCTGCTCATCAGCCAGGCGACGGCGATGACCGTTTCGTCAGTTTATGCGTGCGTCCGTCGCCGTGCCGTCGATGTCGCCCGCTGCACGCCTTCTCTGTATCGCCTCAAAGACGACGGATCGCGCGAGCCGGTGACTGGACATCCGTTGAACGCGCTGTTCGACCGTCCGAACCGCCAGCAGACCTGGTTCGAATGGATGGAGCAGCAGCAGGTCGCCTATCTGCTGCGTGGCAACGCCTACGCCGCAATCAAGCGTGACGGCCGCGGTGATCCGAACGAACTCATCCCGATCAATCCTGACGCGGTGATGGTGCTCGAGGCTGGCGACGGTTCGATTTTCTACAACGTGAACCGGATTGGCCTTTGGCAGATTGCCATGTTGCGCGAATTCCCGGTCGCGATGACCGAGGAGGATATGCTTCATCTGCGCGGTCTCACCTTTAATTCGCTGGTAGCCGTCTCCACGATCGGTCT